ATGCCAATGCCAGCGGCGTCGGCGGCGGCCTTAGCGGCCTTCTGATCGGCGTCTTCCTCGACCTCGGCTTCGGTCTGCTCTACCGCGGCTTCGGGGGCCGGAGGTGTCTGGACTTCTTCCTTCGGGGCTCCGACCTTCTTCTCCAATTCGCCATACGACTGGAGGAGAGCTTCCGTGCGGACCGACTTGGTATCGGCGTCCCAAAACTTTTCGGGAATGTGGGCCGGACGGTCGGTCTGGACGGGGGCCTCGGGACCGGTCGGCTCCGAGGTGATGTTCAGTTCGACAGCGCCACCCATTACGCGATCCGCGTCTTGACGGTCACGCCGAAAGCGGACTTCGTGACGATGTAGGTTGCATCGCCTTCAACGACGATTTCCTGATCGTGGGCGATGTTCTCTTTCAGGTCGGCGAGGGCCTTTTCGTCCTCGGTCTTGCTGCGATTTCCGGTGTTGATTTTGGTCATGCTGTCGGTGTCTCCATTGACTTTTGGGCCATGCCACCAAGCTGGTTCACAGCGTTGGGGCCGAGCTTGTCCACGAGCTGCTGCATCATGGCTTGCTGCTGCGCGGCTTGGCTTTCTTCAGCCGTCATGATCAGGCCGGCGGTCTCGACGTTCAGGCTGTTCGCCACACGTTGAGCAAAGCCGTCCCACTTGATGGTCTGGACTGCTGGGGTTTCCTGAATGATCGCCTTGAACTGGATGAGGTTGGAGAGGTCATTGCCTCGGCCAAGTGCGTCCATACCGGTGACCACCTTCGGGAAGACGATCCCGTGTGGCAGCTCCGGGAGGGAGCCACGGCGTTCCAGACATTTGATCAGGACAGTAGCGAGAGGGAGCTGAAGGTCGACCGCTTGGACGGAGTAGGTACCGCCGAGGGTGTCTTCAAGTTCGCGGGCCATGTAGCGGATTTCCTCCGCCGTGACGCGCTCACCCGGTCGCTGAATTGCGGTGTTGAGCAGGAAGGCGAACGCCATGCGCTGTTCGAGCGTGGTGATCATTTCCTTGGCTACGCGGAAGTCGTTGTACCGCTCGATCTGGAGGAACGTGATGTCCTCGGCATTGCCTGCGATAGGCTCACCATTGGCAGCGTTCATCAGATCGCGAACCGACGTAGAACCGTTCGGGTTCACCATCGGGATCACGCGGGACGAGATAGCGACGAACTCGCGGATCGACTTGGACAGGCTTTCGAGGTGGAGGAGGTCCCCCAAATATTCCTCGACTAGGCCGCGTCCGTAATCCTCGCCGTCGACTTTGTTGTACCGAAGGGCCAGGAAGGGTAGCTCCTCGCGGAGGTACGTGCCTTCAGAGCCGGGTATGACAACGCCTTCGACTTCCTGATAGACCTGATACTGGCCTTCGTCGTTCAGCACGACGTGGGTGAACAGGAAGAATGGCTTCTCGGACGGTGCGGTCTGGACCCCGTTCTCAAGCGGCGCTGCCGGCGGCAGGGCTTGGGTCGGGATTTCCTTCTTCACGTCTTCAGGGATCGCAGCGAGCGCGATGCTCTCTTTGATCACGACTTCCAGTAGGTTCCCTGCTGGGTCCCTTTTGACCACGTACTTGTCCATACGGTAGACGCGGCAGCGGCCTTCCTCGGTGATGTAGACGAGGACATTTCCGCTAACCACGAGGAGCCGCAGGGCTTCGTAAAGGTCGGAGCGAAGGGCACGTCCCTCCACGTCGGTCATGACGCGGCGAACGAACTGGCCGAAGGCTTTATCAACCTCGTCCTTGGCACCTTCTTGGCCCGAGATTTCGGCCGCCGTCATGTCGTCCACTTCCATCTTGAAGAAGGGGGCATTCGGCGGGAAAAGGGCGAGCAGCATCTTGGCCGCTACGTTGTTGATACCACGAGCCCCGAGGCTCTGTTCTGGCGTGGTGAAACTGGTGGAACCGTTGGCTCCCTCATCGGGGAGGAGCGTCGGGATGGTGAGCTTGGCACAGACCCGTGCCCGGTCCAGATACGCCTTGCGCTGGCTCTCAAGAGTGCCATAGCGCGATGCTGCCGCGCCGGCCATGCGAGGTTAGACGTTAACCCCAGAGGCAGGACCGCCAGAGGCGAGGTCGATGCGGAGGGACGAACGGCCCTTGCGCTTCTTGTCGTCGGCGTTGGTGTTGATCGGCACGGGATCGGGAGCCTTTTCAGGCGCTTCGGAAGGCTTGGTGACGATGTTCGCCACCTTTGGTGAATCAGGTGCTACGCACATAAACGGTGTTTTCCTGTCGTTGGAGTTCGAGCCGGAGGCGACGGACCAGCCGCCGCTCTCCAGATTTCATCCAAATCTCCCGGTCGGCGTCCTTTGGGTCGGCGCACTTCTCGGGATACAGGCGGTCCAGCCAGTCGATCACGTCTGCGGGGATTGGCGGAACTTGCTGTTCTTGGCTCATGAATTGTTCCTGAAGGGAGTGGTATTCAGAAGGGACCCGTAAGGGCGTTTCTGACCTTCTCGCCGAGCGCGGACAGCGAGCCGTCATTGACAATTACTTCGTCAAACTCGCGGTCATCCAAGAGGCCCTCCGAAGGGTGCCCGTTGGTCGGCTGTTGGCCGGGACGTAGGACCTTCCAGACTTGGCCGCCCTCGTCTCGGATCGCGTCGTACTCGCTGGGGAACCGCACGTCGTCAATGACGAGCATGTCAGGCCGGCGGTCGTTGAGAACAGCGCGTACCCAAAGGTCCCGGTGGACGACCTGACGGCCCCACTCGGTCCCCAAGGTCTGCATTAGGGATCGCGTCGAGTGCCCCGTCTCGGGGATCACAGCTTCCTTCTTGTCGCCGTAAAGCATTCGCTCGATGACGCCCTCGGCGTACCCAAAGGTCGCCAAGAGGGGCCGGATCATTGCCTTGAGTGCGTCGGCAAAGCCCTTGCGGACAAAGCCGTATCTCACCAGCTCACGGGCCACCTCACTCTTTCCCGACTGCGGGGCCGGGGAGTAGAGGCCGATGATCATTTGCTCGGTGTCCAGAGAATGGGTTCCTTCGTTTTGTAGTTGTAGTCTTCGGTGCGGAGGATGCGGGCGACCCGCGCTGCGGAGAGGGCGTCGGCCTTGGTGAGACCGGCCTTCTCGTAGTGGGAGACGATGCAAGCCCACAGGTCGTCGTGACCGGCTTGCGCCAACCACTGGACCCGCGTCTTGCCGGCGTTCTTGCCCCGCTTGATTTCCTCCTCGGTGCGGACCAGCAGCCGGCGCTCGTCCACGATTTCTCGTGACCGGACGTAGCCGATGTTGGGACAGCCTCCGTAGCCGTCCACCATGTCCCCCGAGAGGGTCTGTGCGTAGAACTCCCGGTCAGCCTGCTCGACGCTGACGAGGACCGGATCGGTGTCCTTCTTGGGGTTCCAATGGAGCCCCGGAACAGAGCGAAGGTCCTTGTCTTCGGTGATGACGATCTTCTCGCCAGTGACCACCTTGGGGTTCGTCAGCAGGATGCCGAGAACGTCGTCGGCCTCCAGCGTGGGCCGCGTGAAGGTCTCGTAATTCTCCTCAATGTGCGCCTTAAGGGCACCGAGGATCATTGGCCGGCGGATGCCGTCGCGGTTGCTCTTGTAGGTCGGCAGGACCGTCTTGCGGAAGTTCTCGGTGTCCGACAGACAGACGATGATGCGGTCGGCATCGAGCGTCTCCTTGAAGTGGTCGAACATCGCGTCGAGGTTGGCTTTGCCTTCGTCGGCGTCAGCCGAGAGGATGAATGTCCCGTCAAATTCTAGGGGCTTCTCCACTCCACATGCCATCTGGTAGGCGAACAGGTCGCCATCCACGAGTAGGGTTGTTATCTGCTGTCTCCTAGTTGTCGTCGTCAAAGTCTTGGGCGAGGGCGATCCCGTAGGTCGCCTTCAGGTTCTCGCTCCAGTCCTCCGCGTCGAAGGCGCTTGTGGGTTTTGTCGATGAGGCTGGCGGCGTCGTCGGGGTGGATGCGATACCACTCCCCTTTTGCGCCGCCGGAAGCAGCACTGAAGGTCCGCCGTAACGTGCGCTCGGCAAGGCAAGCATCGGCGAACCAACGATGATAATGGAGCCGGAAGTCTCGCAGCGGCGAGGCCGTTTGGTAGGTCCGAAGTCTCTCGGCGAGACCAGTCGTGCGGCCAACTTTGCAATAGCCAGGCCAAGCCGGGTTAGTGATGACGTAGACATATCCTGCTCCTTTGTTTCGTCGTGTTTCAGTGCGTTTCTTTCCAGTTGCTCCCCGCGTCGGCGTTGCCCGCGAGGGGGCACTTGAACTCAAGGTCGTCTCCTGCCTTTCTGATGCTGTCTTCGGCCAGACGCTTGACGGTCTCGACGTGCTGCGGGAGCGTGTCGATCTGCCATTCGTCGTGGACGTTGGCGCAGAACTCGTAGTCCACACCGGGCACCAAACCAGCGGCTTGGAGGTCGGCGTCGAGGATGACGAGAGCCACTTTCATGATGATTGCGCCGGCAGACTGAAGCAGCGTGTTGAGCGCCGCGTGGGCCTTGCGGACCTTCAGCTTGCCGCCGTCTAGGGCGAACAAGAACTTGCGCTTGGAGGCGCGTTTCTTGACCTGCTCGACTAGCTTGCCGAGCGCCGGGAGGTTGCGCATGAAGGCGGCTTTCGATGCCGTCCCTGCGTCCCTGATCTTCTTCTCGGAACCCAGGACCCCGAGGATCGTGCCCAGCTTGTAGTCGCCTGCGCCGTAGATGAAGGCGTAGAACCAGACCTTGGCTATCTCTCGACCCGAGACCGTCTTGCCTTCAACGGTATAGGCTTTCATCGGGTCCAGCCCGAGCGCCCTCGCGTTGACGGTGTGCATGTCCGTCCCTTCGGACTTCTTGCCCTTCAGGATGGTGTCGATGTACGCGCCGCCGTCGTAGCGGGCCATGTAGCCGGCCAGACAACGAAGCTCCAAGGCGTCAGCGTCACAGCCGACCAGCACGAAGCCGGCGGTGGACGTGAACAGCTCACGGCAGTCTGCGCCGTAGCCGCCGATGTAGCCCCACAGGACGTTGCCGTCGTCGTCGGACTTGACCTTCGGCACCTGTGCGATGTTGGGGTTCGAGTGGGTCATCCGGCGCGTGACCGCACCGAGGGTGATGACGCCGCCGAAGATGCGCCCGTTCACCTCTTTCTTGAGCCACGCCTGCTTGCCTTCAGCGATCTGACCGATGCGCTTGGCGACCGTCAGGTACTCCGTAAGGAGCCTCGCTTCCGGCCATGGGAGCTGCGATAGGACCGTTTCGTCCACCTTGGGCTCACCGCTGTCGGTGAACTCCATGGGCCGCCAGCCGTAGAGAACCTTCAGACGCTCGGCGATATGCTGCCGACTGCCGGGGTTGAACTCGACGGTCTTGATCTTGGTGTACGGAGCGCCGGCCTCGTAGTGGGCCTTGGGGTAGATCGGGATGGGCTGTCCATCCTTGCCGATCTTGAGCGACTGGCCGCCTCTGGTCTTGACCCACCCAATGGGCGGGAAGTCCTTCTGCTGGACGGACCGATCCTTGGTCGGCGTGACTTGCCCGTTGGAGGCCAGCCATGACCCGAAGGTTGCCTTCAGGCTCCGTTCGAGCTTGTCACGTTCGGCGACCAGCTTGACGTAGAGCTTCTCGGCCTTCTTGGTGTCGAAGGCGAAGCCCCACCGCTCCTGTCGGGCGATGATGCGGGCCACGTTCATTTCCAGCAGGACGGACCTGTCGGAGAATGGGGCGCGGAGCTTCTCGTCGGTCTTGAGGTCCTTCCACGCAGTCCAGAGCTTGTCGTAGAGGTCGGCGTTGACCACCACGTCCTGCTCGCAATACTCCTGCATTTCCGGGTTCCAAGAGGCCCACGGATCGAGCCCCTTTTCCTCCATCATCTTCGAGTAGTCGCCCTTCCAGTTGCCGAGGCGGTAACCGAAGGCTTCGAGGCTGTACCGCCCCCGGAGACCCGGAGGCAGCTTGCCGCGCTTGATGAGCTTGGGATCGGTCTCCTTCAGCTCCGGCCAGATCATCCGGGACAGGACCAAGGTGTCGATCATGACACCCACCGGCTTGAACCACGGGTAGACCTTTTGGAGCGCAGGAATGTCGAACTTGATGATGTTGTGGCCGATCAGCTCGTCGGCCTTCATGAGCATCTGAACGCCGTCTGCGACGTTCTGGCAGGCTCCGGTGTCTTCCTGTTTGAGGCTCCAAACTTGGCCGGTATCGGCGTCCTTCAGAACCAGTGAGTGGACGGTAGTTAGCTTGTCCAGAAAGCCGTCTGTCTCGATGTCGAAGATCAGGCGGATGGTCGCGCCCCGAGGAGGTGGGCGTTCAGCATTCTCTCCATGGCGTCGTGGGCCTGCCTTGCTTGGCTAGCCTCCTGCATGGCTTGTTCGCGTTCGCCTCGGGCCTGCCGAAGCTGGCCTTTGACTGCGTTCAGGTCGTCTTCCGCTTTCCAGAGGCGGCGGATGGCGTCTTCGAGCAGGGCGTAGTTCATGCCTTGCCTCCTTGGATGAGTTGGAAAGTGGATCTGATTTTGACGGCCCGCTGGTCGCGGTTCTGACGCATGTTCGCCAGCGCCATTTGGGCGTTGACGTGGCCCTTGGCGGCGAGGCGGCGGGACATAACGAGGTCACCGATGGTGAGCCTTTGGGCCTCCATCAGTTCAGAAGGGGAGGTCGGTTTCTCCCGAGAAGTCTTCGGTGTCATTTTCTTCCTCGAATGGGTTGTGATCGAGTTCGAGGAGGCGGCCACTCACACCGTCGTAACGGTAGAAGATGGTCTCCCCCGTCGCTGCCCCTACGGGCCGGTGCTTGAGAACTCGGACGGTTGTGACGCAGCGAAGCGCCTTGTCGTCGTGCTGCTGGTGGCGTTCGAGACCGAGCATGGTCACGCACCAAAAGCCGATAGAGCGGGAGCCCTTGAAGTGTCGGATCATGACGCGACCGCCTTCTTCGTGGGGGGTGCCGTCCGGGGTGGCGAGGTGTGAAATCATGTGGATCGTGATGTTGAGTTCCTGAACGAGGGACCCCATCTCGGCCATGATGTTTTCGAGGGCGATCCGCTCCTCCTCGTCCGCAGCGGCGGCAAGCGCCGTGAGGTGGTCGAGGTAGAACAGCCGGACCCCTTCGGAGTGGGCCAGGTATCGGATCGTGGACTTGATCACGTCCCAGTCGGTGGCCCCGAAGCTGTCGTACATGAACAGCCTACGGTCCTCGATTTCGCCTATGGCGTCAGTCAGCTCTGCGGCGGTCCAGCGCGGCTCCTCGCCTTCCCGGTTGGGGACGTGGAACTGTTTGCCGGCGTGGGT